AATATACCTCAATTACCAGCATATGCTGAAGGTACTAACTATGTTCCAAAAACAGGACCAGTTATCGTTGGTGAAAAAGGACATGAACTTGTTATTGGTAAAGATGGAGTAAAGGTAACTCCAAACGAAGCAACAGTCGTGAACCTTAATCAGGGTGATAAAGTTATACCTGCAGGAACTGTAAGACCTTTGATGGGAGCTGGAGAGTCAACGCCAATGGCTCCTATGGGGCGTATCGATTCACCTGCTGAATTGAAGATGAAAAAGTATCTTGAAGGTGTATCAAACGATCCAGTTCTTCAGGCGGGATTGAAGAAAATTGGTGGCGCTCAAAATATAAACATGAAACAGGATCTGCTTACGACGTCAGGCGTTTATGGTGCTTATATTCCACCAGACGTTAAAGGCAAAAATGCAGCTGCAAATAAAACTCTAGATGCTTATAGAAATAAAATATTCCTTGATCCAGAACGTGAAGGATTTAAAGTTGGTGATGAAACTATCGCAGCTAGAGGTCCGGAACAAGTAAAAACAACTCTACAGCATGAGTTGACACATGCTGCTACTCAAAACTATTGGGAAAAGAATTTAATTAGCCCAGAAATGACTAGTGAAATAAAAGGGTTTACCGGAAAATCTACTAAGGATGCTGGCTTATATGGTAGTGGGTTAGGTGAAGAAGCCAGACAGAGAATTAGAGACTTAGAAACCCGTGGAGAGTATATGGATTATACAGAACTTTCTGGCATAAGTGAATTTGTAAGTAAGTATAAACCATATGATGAAAAGAATTTGTCTCCAGATCAAAGAGATGAATATGAAGCTTCAAGAGATAGGATGCTTTCACATCTTAATAGAGATGTTGAAAGAGCCTATAGTTCTACAGACATGCTAAACCAGCTTGGTGATTATAAATAAAAATAAAAAGGATTAGTCATGGCTAAATTCACAAAGTCAATCACAACTGAAGATGACGATACGCCTCCAGCGCCAGCGCCAGCTCCTGCTCCTGCTACTGTTGTAGTTGTCGATAATAACAATAACAACGGTGGAAATAACAATAACAACAATATGAATTTTCAGGCATCACAAGCCACTGTACAAGCACAAGCCACTGCTTCAGTGGGTCTTGCTCAAACTGCTATTGATAAAGAAGTCATTGATGAGCAGATTAGTAAGGAAGAAGAACACTGGGTCAAGTCATATTGGCGTCCAGCAATGGGCTGGTTATATATGGCTATTTGCGCTTGTGATTTTATCTTTTTCCCGCTTTTGACAATGTTCCTTCCAGTAATCGAGAAAGGGTTTGGTGTCCAAATCGGCTACACTCCTTGGCAATCCCTCTCGCTCAGCAATGGCGGATTGATTCATCTTGCGTTTGGTGCTATTCTCGGTGTCAGTGCTTGGTCTCGTGGTCAAGAAAAACTCGCTAAATCAAATTAAAAAAAGAGGGGAATTTCTTCCCCTCTACTTAGTTAGCCAGCAAGCTTCTTAAAGAACTCCAAGGACTCATCGTCCTCTTCTTCATCGAACTTCGGTGCTGCCTTTGCCTTTACTGAAGGAGCAGGAGCTTCGTTCCAAGGAGCATCATCATCACTTACCACTGGTGCCTTAGCACGGGCAGATGCAGCTGAACCATCGAGGCCAAGAACCTTGTTCAGCTTTGCCTTCAACTCATCATAAGACTTGAAGTTAGAAGCAGCAAGGAATTCCTGAAGTGAATGAGCCTGCTTCCAGGTCTTTTCCATTTCCTCGTCGCTACCGAACAACGGACCAGCGCCAGCAAACTCTGACTTATCATAGTTACGATAGCCTTCGACATTACGAATCTTAAGCTTGAAGTTAGCACCATCCCAAAGATCGAATGGGTTCATTGGCTTCTCATCAGCAAACTGAGGATTCATAGCCTCATTGAGCTTATCAAACACCTTCTTGCCATACTTGAACAAGAACACCTTGCCTTCGTTCTCAGGATTCTGCTGATCGGTGATCACGTAGATATTAGAGATAAAAGTAAGCTTGCGCTTTTGAGTGCGGGCGATCGCCTTATCAGACTCAACACCAGAGTTCCAGAGCTGAGTGTTCATCTCACCAACGGGATCTGTCTTGCCGATAGTTGTAAGGGAGTTTTCGATATACCAAGAACCAGTCGGACCCTTGAACCCATGATTGAACATGCGAATGAAAGGAACGTCTTCATCACCTGGTGCTGGGAGGAAACGGATAACAGCGTAGCCATTGCCAGCCTTATCCACGTTAGGATACCAAAAACGGTCGTCGTTCGACTTATCGCTTTGGTTGCCGTTGATCTTAGAAAGTTCAGAAGTCAACTTCTCGAGGGAAGCCTTACCTGATTGTGCCTTAAGCTTAGAAAAGTCCATAGTATTCTCCGTATTGTTAATATTGATAGTATTGTTTGTTGAGCTGTATAAACGCTCAACATTATTTAGTATACCTCTATTCGCCATATTTGTCAAGCAAAATCTTTTTGACTTTTTCTCGATCATATTTGAGGAACGGACGATATTTTATAACCTTGTTAGACATTTCTTGCCAAACAGGGTCATACTCAAGCTTCTTGTTCCAGTAAGGCATACACCCTACCATATCAACAAGAACGATTAATGTTTCGAGACTGATCTCTTTACGTAGATACAGTTTCAAAACAAATGGGTGACTGTTGCTTTGAATCTTGAAGTTGGAGTTAAAATCCTCGTCAAGCTTCGCAGCTTCAGACTGAAACATATATGTGAACGACTGATTACGCTTTACCCAGTCAGTATATACCTTCTCAGCTGTTTGAGAGTAGGCAATTTCCTTGATCCAAGTTTTCTCGTTCTCAACGAGGTTGGCAAGCATATAATTTACAGGGTCAGCGTGTTTTGCTACCTTCATAAAGTACAGCTTATCCTTGCGAGTATCAAAGCTCTGTGTGGATACACGGGTCTTGCCGTTGTACTTAAAGTAGTCGTATGAAGGCTTTGTAAAGTGGTTCTTCAGAGCCATATACTCTTTATAGCATTCAAAAGCGGACATCATACACTAACTTTGTTGTAGTACTCGCCAAAGAAAACACCAAGCTGTTTGTCCATCTCAGGACCAGCGCCTTTTTCGGATGTATACGTCAGATACAGCTGCCATAGTTTCTTGTCTATTTGATCGAAAGTTTCGTACTGAGTGCTAACCTTACCTTCAATAACAGTATACCCCTTATCTTCAAGGTATTCAACTAGGTCTGATTCGTCAAAGTCATCAAGGTCAAAATCAACATCGACTTCTACACAGGCTGTTCTTCTTGTGCTACCGTAACCCATCACTTTTCCTTTCGTCATTTAGGAAATAATAATACAAACCCTTTTCACGACCATGAGCCTCAATCTCCCATGGCTGTTCCCAGTAATCAATTTTGCTATGATCATAAACTTTGTTATTGAATTTTACTTTATGTTTACGAACATAATCTTTCATCTCGCCTTTAGCATATTGCTTAAGGTGTACCATCTCATGCGCTATAGCGAGTAGGGTTTGCTTCTTGCTTAGGTTTGGTCGAATGGTGATCGTAAAGTCTTTTGGTCTGTGGTTATCAAAGTTCCAATCACAATAACCATATACATCGCTGCTCATATCTTCTGAGCTAAACTCTAGCTCTAACTCTATCTTTTCGAACAAGCCTGGAGTTAGTAGCTTTTTACCATAAAAATTAACAGCTTTTGTACAAACAGAGACAGAAACATTCTTAGGTTTGCCGATGGTTTTTATTAGCATGCCGCTCTCCATCTTTTGTGTCCTATCTATTTATAGCGGAAGGCGAGCACTACGTTTCATGAAGTTTAAGTTTTCTGCTTCTTCCTGAATCTTAAACTTAAAGACAGGATCTTTCTTGATAAAAGAAGCAGCGTATTCAATTTCAATATTATTTTTTTCACACCAGTGCAAGACAGCGTCGATGTACTCCATATTTTTTGTAAAACAAAGCTGTTCAATTTCCGTGACGAAATTGTTCTGCGTGAAGGCTATCATGAAAACTCCATTATTCTAACCAATATTTTTTGCTATAAAATGGTTTCATAGCTGTTGGTTTGGTTTGCTCAGTCAACGAAAATATGTTTGATATTACAGATGACATAGTTTCTTTTTTCGAGATATCGAGTTTCGAAATCCATTCGTCTCTTAAACCTAAAATTCTTCTAGGCGATTTACCGTTACAGAAAATATTATTAGACCATTTCGGGTACAATAACTCTTTTATCTTTTCCGCCTTAAGAAACATATTCAAAGAAGGGCTGTAGTTTGAATCATTCAACAAATATGGTTGATTCATAAAATTTGATTTATCTTCAGCAAACTTCAAATAGTTTTTGACTACGTGCGCCATTTTGATAGGCAAGCTCGGCATGTCTGAAGTCCAATAAAACAACTCATCATACCAACCTTGCGAACACCTTT